ATTATAGGAGGTGAAAAGCGGTATCCCATAAAATGTTCTGCTTTTCCTATTGAGGGTACTGTATGGTGTGTTCCAAAGCACATGATCGAACCCCTCCTTAAAGTTAGTACAGTTATTCCAGTTAAGGTCACGCGTCATTTGAGCGATGACAGAATTGGCACTAATATTAATACTACTATATCGAAGAGGGATGTTGAATATATCCCTGATTCGGAATTGTGCATGATTAATCTTATGGGAGATATTAGTGAATCATGTTTGCACCATTTACGCCGCACGAGTGACCCGTATAAAAAGAATTTTGATGGATACTTAGTGTTCAAAGATAAACCTCACTTGCCAGAGACTTATGGTTCTCCTGTAAAAATAGATAGTACGCAGAAGGATGTGCGGTTCAAACTTAGTGACGGCGAATTGTATGCAAAAAATGCTATCTGGTATCAGTTTCCAGGCAAAACAGCCCCAGGTTTGTGTATGAGCGTCTTACTTAATGATTGCTCTAGCCGACACATCGCGGGTTTCCATGTTGCAGGATATACAGGTCACAGTACAGGTGTGGCATGTACTTTATCAGCTGAACAAGCTAGAACGGCCATAACTAATCTAGCTTCTCGTAGGTTAGTAGCTCATGGGGCTAGCTTTCTTGACGCTAGTGTTTATGGAATCAACATAGAGTATATTGATGAAGTACATCCTAGACATGCTATGAATCACTTAACTGATGGAGCTAATTACAGGTATATGGGAGCCATTAAGGATTATCCAGATAGAAATTTTAAATCTGGAGTGAAGAAGAGCTTGATATCCAGCTCTGTAGAAGAGATATTAGGACTACCTGTAGAACACGGGCCCCCTAATTCTTCATGCTTGGGCAAGCACTGGCAACGTGATTTAGAGACTATGTCTCATACTAATGACCTAGTTGATGTCGAGGTATTGGATCGGGCATTTGATGACTTATATGAGTTAATTGCTAGTAAAATGACACCGGAAATTTTAGCTGAGATAAAACCTCTTTCCCTAGATGTTGCTGTTGCAGGAGCAGATGGTGTACCTGGTATAGATAGGGTTAATTTGTCGTCATCATGTGGCTTCCCTATTAATAAGCCTAAGAGAGAGTACATTAAAGAATCAAATAGATTAGTACCTGGAATATCAGCTCCTCTAGACATAGATCCCATAATTTTGCAACGCATAAATGAAATAGACCTTAAACTTAAGACCAAGAAAGCGATATATACATTATACCAGTGTTGTCTTAAGGATGAGCCTACAAAACTGACTAAGGATAAAATACGGATATTTTCCTGTTGTGATGTAGCGACTACAATATTAGTGCGGAAGTATTATTTACCCATAATACGTGCATTGCATTACTTGAATTATGACGTGGAGTCAGCAGTTGGTTGCAATGCATTTGGTGCAGATTGGGATCGTATAGCACAAAAATTTAAATCCCTACATCCTGATGCTCTTGAATTGTTGCGGTTCATTGCAGGTGATTATGGTAAATTCGACAAAGGAATGAGCATCCAATTCACATC